AGGGATGTAGCGGATTTAGCAAAGCCTCCGATAAGGTGGAAAAGCCCGAAGCCGTAAGCTCCAAAGCCCGGAATATATTGGTAGTGAACGAAGTGCTGGCGCTTGAGTCTGAGGTCATCTTCTTCCTTCCAGTTGCGGCGGATTGATAGGATGTCGTTGGAACCCTTAATCAGCGTGACGACGTAGGGCAACATGATGCCGGTCTCTTCGTCATCAACCATGTCTTCGTAACCTTCAAGGTTCAAGTCAACATGGCACTCGTAGATTGTGTAGCGCTCGTCGTTCAAGTCACTAAAGCCAGTCTCTTTGTCCTTGGCTTTCTGAATGTCTGTCTGCTCTCTTGGCGTGTCAGGCAAGTCGATGTCTAGATAGAACCCAGCTTGCTGCAACTTAACAATCTCGTTTTTGGTCTTGCGCATGACGTGCGTGATGCGGTAGCAAGTATCCAAGTCCGTTGTGCCGTACGGCAACAACATGTCTTCCGCTGGAATGAACATCGACACCTGACGTCCCAAATTGGGATCGTAGTACACCTTCTTAAACGCTGAGCCTGTGGCTGGCAGCGACCAGAGCATACGCTCGTGTTCAGCGCGGTACTCAGTCATGACCTCGGTCAACTCGTGGTTCATGTCCTCTTCAATGTTGGCCGCAATTTCTTTGTTCTCAGGCGTGTCTTTGCCCAGAATTTTGGTGCGCACAGGGCCAGAGGCTGGGAACGTCTCTGTGATTGTCTCTGCTTGGAAACGAACAACCGCTTCTGTAATCATGGGGTGGAACACACCGCATGCGCCGTTCCAAGGTTCTGTGCGCTCTTCCATCTGCAAGCCTAGAAGTTTCAAGCCTTCTGTGTAAGACTTCTCCCAGTCCTTGCGGCCGTTTCTGTCGTTGTCAATATCAGAGACTAAGTCACCAGCCAATGACTGCAAGGCGCTACTCTTTATGTACTCGGCCAAGTTGTCGTCAAAGCCCTCTTCAGCGTCGTCTTCTCCGGGCGTGAGAGTGATTTCCATCCCATCAAGGCCGATGGTGACTTCTTCGGGATCCACGATCTCAATCTCAAGCGGGGATTCTTGTTCACCCAGCGCGTCGATGCCCATTGGTTGTTGGTACAGCGCTTTGTCGATGTTCGTTGCCATGTGTGTTCCTAGTAGTATGCGTGTGTCCTACGGCGAAAAAGGTCAGAGTCGTCTTTCTCGTCCGTGTCTAAACTGATAAAGCCGCCTTGCCTAAAGCGTAGCAGCGCCTGTGTTGTCGTATCCACGAAGTCGTCGTGCTCCCCAACCGGAAACGCAGCCACCTCTTCAATCACTTCCCGTGCCCAGCGTGTGTCAGGTGCCCAGACTTTACCACTGCTGAATAAATCCGCAACCGCGTTGACGCGCACCATCTTGTCGTTACCACGACTGGGGGAGAACTCCTGCACAGGTATGCCCAACGCCCGGAGTTCCTGAATCAACGGCCCCCCAGATGCCTTTTTCTCCACAATGAACGCATCAGGCTCCCACTCTTTGTATTGCTTGAGCGCAACAACCTTGAGTTCGGGAAAAGCCATCCGGTCTTTAAACGCATCCAGTAAGATAATCTGAGGGGCGTCATTCTCTTCCTCGTTGTAGAAAATGCCCCACGTTGTACACGCAGAGTAGTCGGATGTATTCTTGGTCTCAAACGCCGTATCCCAAGACTGGATGATGTACTCACACCTTGGTGGGTCATCTGGCTCCCAAATACGCCACATCTTGCGGCTGACGATGGCAGAACTCTCACTGGTTGGCTGCTGCATGTACTGAGCGTTCCAATACCGTGGGTCAATGGATGCCTTGGTAGACTTCAGCGCTTCAAGCGACCACTGCTCTGGCCACAGGGACTTCTCGTCTTCCTCACCGTCGTTCAAAATGGCCGGTAACTCCACGATCTCCCATGGAATCGCCTCTGGGTTCTTGGTTTGGTAGTCAATTAGGCGCCCAGTCAGGTCTAGGAGCGACCAACGGGTCATCACAATGATAATCCCACCACCCGGCATCAGACGTTGCAAAGGGCCAGTCTGGAACCAAGACCAAGCCGTATCAAACGCGAGTCTAGAGTTAGACTTTACGTCCTGCTCCGAGTGAGGGTCGTCAATAACGAACAGATCAGCACCACGACCAGCAAGAGCGCCCCCGACACCAGCAGCATAATACTGACCGCCAGCGCTTGTAGACCACTTACCGGCAGCCTTTTGGTCATCTGCCACCAATGTTTGGGGAAAAACTTCACGGTATTCATCAGAATCAATCAAGTTACGTATGCGGCGCCCGAAGTCTTCAGACAGACCCGCAGTGTGCGTGCCCATGATGATCTTCTTCTCGGGATACTTACCTAGAAAGTACGCAGGGAACAGGTAAGACGAGAACTCAGACTTACCCATACGTGGCGCGATGTTGATAATCACACGCTTCTTACGACCTTCAACAACGTCCGTAAATATCTTAGCCAGCTTCTTGTGATGCGGGCCGACTTTGAAGTTTGGGTATACCGCCTGCGCAAACCCAAGCATATTGGTACTGGCGGCTTTCAAACTGGCGCGTTTCTCCCGAAGCTCCAAATCGTCGAACAACTCCATCTTCTCTTGCACGCTCATGTAAGGCAGAGCCTTCTGCATGGCCTCAAGCTCGATCTTACTTAGCGTTGTAAATTCGTCACGCTTCATTAGAATTTTCTTCACTCACGTCAATGACATCTATAACACCCATGAACCTATTAAGCTTTTCTTTAATACGATTTTCAAGCTCAACGTCTGACATCTCGGTCTTCTTGACCTCAATCTTCTCTGTGAACAAGCCCACTTCTGTCACTTTACCTAGGGCAACCAGCGCTTTAAGGCGTACATTGGCGTTGGGATGTTCGGTTTCTTTTACCAGCAGGGCTACTGTGTAGCCACGGATTTGTTTAGCCTGCTGTACAAATTCCCAGTCGTAGGCGGAAAGCATGCCTACAAGTTTCTGCACGGCTTCTGGCACTTTTATATTAGCCAGAGAGGTGTGCGTGATTTCTGCAGGTTTGGCGGTGACGATGTTTGTGAAAGCAGTACGTGCTGCTTGGCTTTGCGCCTCATTGACCAAGGTATCTGTGTCCACGGCCCCTAGCTCTTTGAGCCAGTCCACTGTCTTGACCATGCCGTCCACGGCATCCGCCGGATCTGTCTTATCCATAGGGACGAAATCGCCTGAGTGAGCGTGCACTTCGGGTTCGAAATTGATTAAGTGATCTAGCATTCTGCGCATAAGCCCTTGAACCTGCGATGTAGATAATGTACACTCAAATCGAGTGGGTGCGCAAGCGCTTGCTTTCTCCTTGATGGTTTCAGTTGCCATCTTAGCCCCGGCTCGCAAGGTCGGGGCTTTTTTTATTTAGTGTTGTCTAACGTTTGACACGGGTATTTCTGAATTTTTATAAAATTTTTGTGGGGTGCCTTTTTAGAACTAAGTTATTACAAAGTTTGTTTTGCGGTTATGGAACAGTGTTCGTATGTGGCAGCAGGGGGCATGGTCTATTTGTGGTGGTGGGGGGGTGGGTGGGGGTCAAGAACTGCCAAAAACACCCCAAAACAGGGTCAAAGTGACCCGAAAAGGCAGGGAAAAGGGGCAGAGATACGGCCTCGATGCCTATCAAATCGGGGTGTATGCACAATAGAAGTTGTCTAAGGTAGTCAGCCCTAGGCAATTCAATCAACCTCAAGGAGAAAATCATGACAAACAAAGCAAAAGCATTTAGCACACTCAATACATTCGCTGACTCACGGGTCAAGCTCATACAAGGCATGAAGGATGCAGGGTACGACACAGTCGAGGCATGCAGACCCATTGTGATCGAATGGGCATGCGGTAAGACGGGCGCGGAGTATCGGTGGAACAAGGCCAAAACCAAGGCCATGCTCGTCACCAGTAGCACGAACTACGAAGGCGCGAAGACCACAGTGCGCGACATCATGCTGATGATCGAGGGAACTACGCGTAGAGCATCGAGCGCAAAGAAAGAACCGCTTGACCCTGTTGCGAAAATCATCGAAGCCTTTGGCAAACTCACCCCTGCACAGCAACGCAAAGCCTTGGCGGTTTTGAGTGCATGATTTTCGGGTCACAGTGACCCGATTTTTTCTGCGAACCCGAGAGAAAGAGCTTCTCTCGGTGTTTCGTTTCTTGTCTAACCTTTTTAATTTTCGGAGAACACCATGACACAAAACCAATTCAACGCCCTTTGCAACGAGCACGGCATAGCCCCAAGCATCGCGCTTGAGAACGAGGAACTCATCGAAGCCTTACGCGAGCGCAACGATGAGCAAGTCATCGAGATACTTACCAACAACTTTTAAACCCAAGGAAAACCTCATGTCCAAATTCAAACACTACTCACCCAAAGAAGTCGCCCTCGCTAAGTGGAACAACGAGCAACGCCCCAAGTACATGGAGAAGATCGAGCGTGATGCGAAGCGTACCTTCATGCTCAGGCGTATCGAAGACATGGAAGCACGAGCCGAAATTCGGGTCACAATGACCCGAAAATCTTGAAAGGCGAAAATCATACCGAAAAACTACATATCCATATTTTCGCAACTATCTGCACGATCAGACATCCGCAAACCCGCGTGGATTCTGGCGTCCTTGAAAAACTGTCCATCTATCTATCTTTTTAAATATATATTTATATATAGGAGTGTATCTGTATGTGTGCGTATATTTTCACAAGCCCGACCAACCCTGCGAACCTTGTAGAGTTAAAGCATTTCTCAAAACAGATAGATAGCTGGACACTTTTTCGTGTACACTAGCATACATGCGGCCTCCCGACTGTCCAATCGTGCAGATAGTTGCGAAAATTCACTGATACCTCCAACCCTAGAAAGCGAAAATCATGGATACCTCCTACAAACACTATATAAAACTGACCCCAAACCAACTACATAACCGCTTGATCGAACGCAAAACCCCACCGATGCAAGCCGAGCACATCAAGAAAATCGTAGCCGAACAACAGGCCATGCTCAAATCAGAGAACGCAAGAACGATTCAACTCACGCGTCTTTGGCGGGAATTCACTGAGCCGTTAAACACAGAGCGCGAAAATGTGCAGGGCATGTTGCGTTACAAAGGTTGCGAAAATGATGAGGCGAGACGCGAAGCATTGGAAGCGTACCTGACTGTGCTCAACGCACTCAAAGCGAAAATGACAAACCATTGCAAACAAGATCGCAAGACACCCACAATGATCGCATCCGAAAAAGACTTGCCCAATGACGGCACGCACTGGAC